CTTTATTTAGTATTATGTTATTCTTTATATTACACGTGTATACTCTTGTATTTCAAGATGATATACAATTAGCTATAGCCCCTTTAGTTGCTGCAGGTCTTATTTCTGCAGGTGGTAAATTAATTGGCGGTCTTATAAATAAGTTTGGCGGTCAGTCTAAGATGGCCAGAGAGCAAGCCTTTCAGCGTGAAATGTGGCAAAAGCAAGTAGCCCAACAAGATAAGGTAAATGCCCAACAAATGGCTTACCAAGACAAGGTTAATGCAGAGAATCGAGAATGGAGCAGAGAGAGCAATGTGCGCGAACGTGTCGAGGAAGCAGGCTATAACCCTTACTTATATAACGGCCAAGCTGGCAGTAGTGGTAGTGCTGGTATGGCAACTGGCACTAATCTTGGTGATAGTGTAAGTGCGCCTAGTGGCTTCCCTGTAGACAATCCCCTTGCTGGCCTTGGCGATGCTGCTAGTAGTATAGGTGACGTTATGGCCCAGAGTATGGCGATCGGAAAGGCAAAGTATGATTATGATCGTCAAGGTGCTATCGATGCGCTTAATGATGCTGCGCAAGGCGGTCAGATTGGCGCAACAGAAAGTGCCAATGCGCAAGCCACGTTAGAAGCTGCACGACAAAAAGCGCGTGTAGATGCTGCTAACGCATTCCAGCAGGAAATGCAGAATAATGTGCTTACTATGCAAGCTTATGACCAGAATGGCATGCCTATGGTTGACGAGAGTACAGGTCGACCTGTTACGTTAGCTGAAGCGCGTGAACGCGGTCAGTTGAAGCACCAGTTTAAAATGATTGATAAGTTGACGAGTGATATTCTTAATGGAGAAGTTCAATGGGAAAATATGACTGTTGACACGTTGTTAAAAAGGTATCAACTAACGATTACTAACCCTGCCCAATTGGCTGTTATTCGCCAGACGTTCAGTAATCTTATCGCCGAAGGTAAGAAAATTGAAGCTGAAACTAATGTGTTAGGTACTCAAATAGGTTTGAATAATTCTGTTATTGAGCTTAACAAGTCTTCTTCTGCTTTGAATGATGTTTTGTCTAAGTTAAATATGCAGAAGAAATTAACTGAAGAACAACAGACTAAGCTTGCTAAGTGGAGTGCTTTTATTCAGTCTGATAAAGATTTAACTGAAATGGTTCGTAATATTACACCTAATTCCGATGTATCTGATAGGTTTATTAAAAATCTTCTCGATACTTCTGAAAATTTCGTTAATGCCGACCCTCAACAAACTTGGCGTATTAAACGCTTTCTTCTTCGTAAGTTCGGTAAACGTAAAGGAATGGCTAAGTAATAATTATAGCCATGCTAGTGATATTCCGAATATGCTTAGTGCTGCCTTGATTATTCTAGGTAGTAGAATTATTAGCCAACCACTAAGAAGTGCTATTACTAGAATTTTGATTGCTTTGTTTAATTTGTCCATGTTGTCGATTTTGTTATATTTTCTGCAAATATAGTTTTTTCATTTCTATTTTGTTTAAGATTAAGTTATTTTAACACTGCGTAGTGATACGTGGTGTTATTTTTTTATTAGTTACTCTGCAGCGAGCGCGGGCCGTGACGGACGGCCCGTAAGACACACGCGCGAAATTTATGAGCGCATAGGAAGCGACGCAGGAAG